TTATGGGCATATACTGGTCTCGATTTAAGACAATTGACTAGTTAGGCGTGTAGAGGATGATAGTTGGCCTCTTAAAACTTCTATCAAAACATTAACTGCTGAAGATAATGTAATCAGCTACAACTTCACCTCCCGTGATGCAGTAGCACTAGCAGCCTAATTTGGCTGCACATTCGATATTATGATGTCTGATAATAATATTGAGTGTAAACTATCAGGCTATATCAACAATTTGATTTGCGTTGTTGGTTGAGTATTTTGTAAATCTTTAGGACAATTAGTTTTGATATTTAATATAATTGTTCTTAACAACTAAAAAATGTATACACACGTAGTCTGATTATGATACTGTTTTAAAGACAAGGGTTCGACTCCCTTTATGTCCACCAATTTCGGTGATAAGTAAAAACAAATAATAAAATATAGTATATGACAAAACAAGAAGCAGAAAAGAAAGTGTATGAGTTGACAGAAAAGTTAATCTTTGTAAAGAAAGATTTCAAGGATGTAGCTGCCGGTTATAAAGAGAAGATGAAAGAGATTGAGAGCGAAATTAAAGCTATTGTTGAAGAAACAAGTTCACTTCCATTAGCATCTTCAAAAGATATTGAAGGTGATGATGAATGATTTAATTTATGACTGGTTATCATAAATTTGTACATTAAAACCAAAGTAATAACAATTAAACTATATAGTTAATATGTCTAAAAAGACTAATAAAAAAGAAAACGGTGCAGAAAGTAATGTTGCTGCAGAACAAAAATGTTATGTAGTTACACGAAGTGGGTTGAGAGTAAGTGAGTTAGTATATACTAATAAGAATGATGCTAAGACTGAATTTGATCATTGGTCTGGCATTGTTAAGAAGTGGCCGGATGGTACTAAAATTGAGTTAGTTGAATACAACGAAACTCGTCATAAAGTATCATAATTTAATAAAATAGTAAATTGATGTAACGCTATTAAAATAACTTTAATAGCGTTTTTTGTTTTTTGTAACAATGTTTTTGATATTTATATCTGTATGCCAAAAGCATCCATTGAACACAATAAAATTCAAATGATGGAACATGTTGTTTCGTCAATTGAATATGCAATAGACAAGAAATTAAGTTTTGTTGAATTATTTAGTTTTAATGATTCTGATTTTGTAGTTACATTGCCAAAAGATCAATTCAAAGAAAATTTGGAAAATGTATATCAATATTATATTGAGAAGGAACATTATGAGTTATGTATCAGAGTTAAAAATGTCGAACAAAAGTTAAACTCAGCTTTAAATAAATTAACGCATGAAAAAAAGCAAAAAACTTCAAAAGTCAAAAAATGATAACAACAACAACGAAACCAGCGTCGAACATAAACATGATACAAGCCCAGTCGTATATCAAAGAACAAAATTAAAGTATGAGTTATCTATATTTGAAAGAGAATTAACAGAAAAACAAAAAGAATTTTTAAATATTGCATTAAATAAGGACACAAAATTAATTTTTGTAAGTGGTCCTGCAGGTTCAAGTAAAACATATATTTCAATTTATAGTGCTTTAAAATTATTAAATCAAAAGAAAGTAAGTGATTTACTTTATATCAGAAGTGCTGTAGAAAGTGCTGACAGTAAAATTGGATTTTTGCCTGGTGAAGCTGATGAAAAAATGGCTCCATATATTCAACCATTATTGGAAAAATTGGCAGAATTGTTACCAAAACGAGACATTGATAGTCTACAAAAGGAAGATCGTTTAGATAGTATTCCCCTTGGATTTTTGAGAGGATTAAACTGGAATGCTAAATGTATTGTTGCTGATGAAGCACAAAACATGACAGTCAAAGAATTAACTACTTTGATTACAAGAGTAGGTGAATTCAGTAAAGTATTTATATTGGGAGATCCAGATCAAAGCGATATTAATGGTAAAAGTGGTTTTACTAAAATAATGAATGCATTTGATGATGATGAAAGTAAAGAAAATGGTATTTATACATTTAAATTTACTGAAGAAGACATTGTTAGAAGTACTTTAGTAAAATATATTGTTAAAAAATTAAAAAATGTCAAACCACAATGATATATATATATCTAATAAAGATATATGTCCAATAGTAAGAAAATTACTGATTTAGCTGCTTATACTGATTCACAAGTTCAATCAAATGACTTGTTGTTTATTACAGATATTGCAGCGCAAGAAACTAAAAAAATTACTTCAATAGATCTTGCGGACTATGTTATTAGTGCAAAGTCCGCATCTATTTTTAATGGTAACTATACTGGTAGTTTTACAGGTTCATTTACCGGTAGTTTACTTGGTACAAGCAGTTGGGCAAATAAATCAATTAGTTCTTCATTTGCTGATAGAAGTATTACTGCTTCTTATGCATTAGTTTCTAATGCCGATTTATCTGCAATTAATGGAACTAATGTTGGATCATATGGTCAAGGAGTTTTTAAACAAAAATCAGGAGATACATTTCAATTTAAACGAATTGGACAAGGAAGTAATATTACTATTGGTTTAGATCCAATTGATTCTGATGTAATTACAATTACTGCAGATATTGGTACAACACCTGGTGGATCAGTAGGACAAATTCAATTTGTAAGTAATGCTAATACATTTGACGGAAATTCTAATTTAACGTGGGATGTAACTAATAATAATAAATTAACTGTTGTTGGAGGAATAAATGCTACTTCTTTTACATCAAGTTTATCAAATCAAGTTGGTTATTTAGGAACATCAAGTTTTTCTGTTTCATCATCAAATGCAATATCATCAAGTTTTTCCTTAATTTCTTCTAACTCATTAAGTTCAAGTTATAGTTTAAGTAGTAGTTATGCATTAACAGCAAGTTATGTACCAACATCTCAATTAGGAGGATTAAAAGCAATATGGTATGGAAAAATTTGGTTTGATAATACTAAACCAGTAAGTCAAGCATATACAGTTACACCATATTTTACTAATGGATTTAGTTCGCCTAAATCAATTGTTAATGGTCCAAATGGTTCAACTATTACATTTACATTCACATCAAATGCAATAAATGCAAATTATTTAGTTTTGATTGATAATCGTAAGTTAGTTACTTCAACAATTGGCAGTGGTTATGTAAATGATCCTACTGTTTTAAATCTCAATGGATTTACTGTAACTGTAAATTGGCCAGGATCCTATCCTGGTTCTAGAGAATTTTCCGTAAGTGTATATGATTTACCAAATGAAACAGTTTAAAAAATTTAAATAGACTATGCCAACAACAAGTATAAAAATCAGTCAATTAGATCCTATTTCCAGTTTAACTGGTAGTGATTTTTTTCCAATTGATCAAAGCAGTTCAATAAAGACTTATAGAGCTAGTCTGACACAATTGCAAGATTTATTTTCAACTGGAAGTTTTACAGGATCTTTAACTGGTAGAATTACAGGAACAGGTACATCTCCTCAATTTGTAGGAACAAGTAGTTGGGCAATTAGTTCTAGTAGATCTATTAGTTCATCATATTCCGATTTTTCAAATAGTAGTAGTTATGCATTAAGTTCGTCTAATGCATTAACAGCAAGTTATGCATTAAATTCAAATGCGGGAGATATATCAGGTGCTGGAACAACGAATTACCTTCCTATTTGGACAGCAACTAAAACATTAGGTGATTCTAAATTTTATTTAAGTTCGTCACAATATTATTTAAAAAATGTTACTTCATATACTGCTCTTAATATTGAACAATCAACAAGTGGACAATCATTTTTAATTGTTAGTGGACATTATAATTCTTCATTAAGTTTAAGAAATTATAATACAGCATCAGATAGTTGGGTAATGGTGGTTAGTGGTGACGGAGAAGATGTATTATCTCCTGGAGTTAAAGGTGCGTTGGATTGGTCAACATACACTAGTAATAGTTTATTTTCGTCGAAACAACCAACGGTAGATGGTGCATATCAAGATATTACAAGAATGATGCGAGTCAAATCTAGTGGAATTTATTTTTGGCCATTATCAAGTGTACAATCTTTGTCAAAGGATAGTACATTTAATATTGGTGTAGATTCAGGTACACAAAATACTTCAACTAGATTTTTAATAGATGTATATAGTGGTAGTAATGCATCAAATCCTGTAATAAATCATCTTGGTAAAGCAATTGAAGTAAG